ATTTCTGAAGTTCGGGATTATACACCCCTTGCAGTTACGGGTACAGCCGGACACGAAAACCTCCAGAGCGCCATGCTCATAGTTGATCTCATACCCAGCGATGTGCATAGCCATAGCGGCTCCTTATTCGTAGAAATGACGGTTGGGAAAATCGCACTCCCGCCGCTTCTTATTCCAGTGTTTCGTGTTCGTAAGGAAGCCTACGACACGGGTGTATGTTTCGGTTGCTTCTCCACCACAGACAGGGCAGAAAGTTTCACCAGCCCAGACGTGACCATGAGCGCACTGGTGAATGGCATAGTTCACCGCGAAGTACACCACACCCTTCTTGCAGGCCATTTCGATAAGGCCGCGCATGATAGCAGGTCTCTGAATACGCTGTTTAGTATTGATGTGGAGGATGGAACCGCCATCACAATACTGGTCAAGCACACCCTGAGTCTCCATACGGGTAATAAGGTCAGCCTCAGAATCAGTGAGCGGGATAAACTGGTTGGAGTAGATCATATCCTCTTCATCGTGAAAGGCGAGGATACGGTCTTTCTCCGCCAGCTTCACGGCACTGGACTCAGCGGGTACCTGCTCCATATTGTGAGGGGCATTGTACTTAGCCTTACAAAGTTCATTAGTGTGCTGAATAGTCATAAGGACTTCTTCAGCCTTCTTCGTGCCTTCGGGGGTTTTGATGTCATACCCCATAATGTCGAGGGCTTCATACAGACCTGTGATGCCGCAGGTAGAATACTGGCGACTGAGGCTCATGTAGCCCAGATCGTACAGAGGCAGGGCACCACGGGAGATACGATCTTTCAGGAACTCACGCTTGGCGGCGTTAATAGACTGAGCCATGTAAACATAGCCCACAATGTCCTTAAGGAAGTTCTTGAAGATGTCGTCATAGCTGACACATTCAGAAACAGCGATGTGTGCTACACGAGGAAGGTTGATGGTACAGACACCCATTGAGCCGATTTTGGTAGAGCCGCTACCGAAGGAGTTGGTATAGCCAAGACCCTCGGATTCAGAGCGCAGACGACAGCAAGAGCTGAGAGTGCTAGACTTACCCATATAGATGTTAATGAAACCGTACTTGAGGTTCTGTTCGGTAATCAGATCGAGGAACTCTGCATCCTGAACATGACGTTCCACACCCTCCTCTGAATAGACACTGAAGCAAGCAGTAACCACAGGGAAGGTAATAGGTGTACGGGCGAGTGTTTCATTCATGCACTGGAGGAACCATTCCTGAACCCACTGAACCATTTCCATCTTCACCTGTTCACCGAGAATGACGTAGCTGGGAAGAAGCTGTTCGAGGAAATAGCGGTCATACACCGAGACATTGGTGAAGGGGGATTGGTTTCCCCGAAATTCCCAGTTCAGGGTGTAAATGAGAGAGGTAAGCTGTTCCTTAACGTAGCGTTCGATGTTCTCCACATCCCAACGAGGGCCAGCATTACAGACCTTGATATGATGATCGTAGCCAGTGTCGGCAATCCTCTGAACATAACCAGCCACCACGACAAGCAGATCAGCAAGACCAGTAGCGCCAAGGGTAGAGTTTGCGGCATAAACCGTGAACTGCTCGACCTGACGCAGGAAGCTGTGGAGGGACTTAGGAGGATCGACCTTGAGGCGATTGCTCATCTTGAGACCTTCCATCGCAATGTCGTTCATCGAGTAGTTGAAGCAGTACGGACGCCCACAATCCCAACTGTCGTTGATGTAGATATGACCAAGGACTTCGGACTCAATGGCAAGGTTGGCGTGTTCCTCACCTTCGAGGTTCTTGAGCATGAGCCAGAGATTATACAGGCTGTTGAGCTTGCTGTTCGGCTTTGACAGCTCATAGGCATAGGTGATGGTATCACGCCCAGAAACATTGGCATTAGCATCAATAGACACCTCAGCGGTATTTTTACCTTCCTTGTTCAGGCGGAAGAAAGCGCGAGTGGACTTGTTGATGTCGAGCTGATCGGGGTGGATACCTTCGAGTTTAAGAAGCTCTTCAGGATACTTTTCGTACATCCCTTCAATGAGCTTGGTGAAAGCCGGGTCGAAAGAATAGCTGATCTTCAAAGTTATGCCTCGCAGGGGATGGTTTCGATGACGTGAGCCATGTCCGGCTCGAAGTAGTTAGGGCCTTTCAGCACCTTGCCATCTTCACGATAGATAGGCTTACCGTCAGCACCGAGCTTGCTCATATTAGACTGCCAGACCGAGAACATAGCGGAATCGACATCTATACCCACAGCGCGGGCCATCCAGTACACCACGAACAGAAGGTCTGCCAGTTCCTTAGCGAAGTGCTTACGGACGAGAGTGTGGTTACAATCATGGGGGGCATGATAAGCCTTGATGAGAGCCTTAACTTCTTCAGAAAGTTCTTCACACTCTTCAGAGATAAGGTTCATGCCGAGCTGAAGGACGGCAGGATCGGAGAAGCCGCACTTGGTAGGCTGACCGAAAGCCTTCATAAATTCATCGACCATCTGAGCATTAGTCAGCATGGCGCATCCTTTATCGTTACACATAAGGTATTCCTTACTGAGGGTCTTTGTTGCGGTTGAAACGGATGAGACGGTCGAGATAGACCTTAGCTTTCTGAAGGTCTTCGAGACCACCCTTCTTACGCCAGCGGGTGACATACTTGATGATGTTTCCTTCGCAGAAACCTATGTCACCGTTCAGGCACAGGGAGATGACATCACCATGACGGGAGTCGGGGTAATGGAGGAGATTTCCTTTTTCACGACCAGCGACTACTTCAGGAGGCACAGGTGCTACTCTCGCTTCAGTAACTTTACTGTCTTGCCATTCGCTGAAGAGCGAACAAGAAGCGCAGGGGTCAACGTAAGTAGGTCTTCCGTTGTAGATACAATTACTACAGTTTTTCTCCATAATTCGGACTCCAGAGCTTCACGCTCTTGTTTTTGAAATCGTAATCAGAAGCCCGAAGAATACGGGCGACACGGGCCTGAGTGATAGCTTCGGCCTCGCTGAGGCCAGCCTTTTCATAGGCCGCTACAACAGCTTCCCACATTTCCTGAGGGGTATGGGCGGCTTCAAGAATCTTTTCAGCCTTGACCTTACCGACACCCGGACAGCCGGAATAGCCATCGGTGCTGTCACCCATGAGGGTCTGCATGAAGAACCAGCGGTCTGCTTCCTCTTCCATCGTGAAGACCACACCATCGTCAGGCTTATTAAAATTGAAAAACCATCCGGGGATGGTCTTCATATCTTTGTCCACACTGACGATGATCTTCTGTCTATGTGGTTTATAGCTCTTCTGGGTTGAGAGGATACCGAGACAGTCATCGGCTTCGAGACCCGGTCTGATATAAACAGACTTTTCAGGAAGGGTCGTCATCAGGTGTTCACGAAGAGCCTTCAGTGCCACAGGGCGAGGCTTGTTGTCTCGATTAGCTTTATACGAAGGAAGCACCTGCCGTCTGAACCCACCGTTACGATCAGTAGAGAAACACAAGGCGCAGTCTTCGATAGCCACATCGAAATATTCGAGAACAGGTAGAAAGAGCGACATGAACGCCGCCTCTGCCTCAGCCACATGACAAGCAGGAAAGCACCAACCATCATCAAAGGTTATGATCTTCTCCGCTCCAGCGGCGGCTTTATAGGCGAACACGTCCGCGTCTATGAGAAGGAAAGGCTCCTTAGTAAAGGGCTTCATCGGTATAACTCCAGCGAAGGACAACATTTTCAAGAAGGCAGGCAACGGTAACGGGGCCGACACCGCCCGGAACAGGGGTTCTCAGATAGCCGTAATCCCACTCCACATCCCCTTTGATGCCTTCGGGGGTTTTAGAGATACCAGCATCAATGATACAGGCATTAGAAGCATTACTGGACTTGATGAAATGAGGCTTACCAACCGCAGAGATGACAATATCAGCATTACGCAGGAGCTTCACTCGATGGTTCCACTTCGTCTTAGAATGACAAAGCGTGACCGTGGCATCGTATTCAGACGCACTGAGGATGTGAGCCAGAGGCTTTCCCACAAGCTCACTCCTCCCAAGGATAACTACTCGCCTACCCTCCGTCTGAATATCGTAGTGCTGAAGAATAGCCATGACAGCCTTCGCTGTGGCAGGGATTCTCCACATGATACGTTTACCTTTGTAAAGGTAGCCAGCCGAGGAAGTAGTCAGACCGTCCACATCTTTATCAGGATGGATGCAGTCAATAAGCTCCTGAATCTGCCAGTGAGAAACAGGAAGGAGAGGTAGCTGAATGATGATCCCATCCACATCCCGCTTCCTCCCTTCGGCATACACCATTTCTCGGATGGCGTGGTAGGGAGCAGCATAGCTCAGGGCGATCGTGGTACATTTGATGCCATGTTTCTCACACGCCTGAACCTTCTTCCCAACATAGATACAGGATTCTTCATTATCCTGAGCGTAGAAGATAACGAGATGAGGGGGCCTACCCTTCCGTTCAAGGTTGTGGTCGATAAGCTCTGAGATGCGTTTGTATATCTTATCAGCCACAGGCTTTCCTTCAAGTCGCCTAGTCATTCTCGTCCCTCCATGCGTAGTGAGCCTCACAAAGAACAGGTCTGCCATCCTTGCAGTGATCTTCCATGATACACTTCGGGCCAACGATGCCACTAAGCCACGGGAAAATGTCGATCACAATCTCTGACATCTGAGCCGTAAGCTCCCTGATTTCATCCTGAGCCGCGTCACAAAGACGGGTATGGCAAAGATTGAGGAAGGAGCGCAGGTTGATAGACATGACGATCTTGGAGCGGGAACCTTCAGGGAGAATGTATCTTGCGTCTTCAGCTTTGATGTTGTCTTCCAGCATACAGCTATACAGCTCGTACATTTTGAGGACATCGGTGAGGTTCTTATGGTTAATGAGCCATTCAAGGACATCTTCAGGAAGCATGAGCAGAACGTGCCAAGGGGCATCATCAAGGTCGATGCTGTCATACAGCTCATTCAGATTCATCTTACTACGAACATAGCGCTGACTCTGCTGGCTATAACTGGCGATACGATGACGGACGAGCTGGTGGGTGGTGACACGAGAGACACCAGAGATAGCAAAGGTAAGCTGAACGTGTTCGAGCGGGGATTCATGCCCCTTTTCGATACACTGTCGGATGAACGGGCCGCAGGTTTCACGAATAAAAGTAGCGTTAAAACGGTTAGCGGCGATAAGGGTGTCCGCAGAATACTGGGAGTAGCACTGACGATAGGACGACCAGACCTTGAGGGTTTCG